AGACTATTGCACTGCATCGCAATACATAGCAGAGCTTATGTGTCAAAGAATGGCCGAAAATTCTAACGAAGGCTCTTTGGCTTATAAATTCTGGAACACAGAAAAATGGAAGAACACCTTCACGCAACAGGTTGTTCTGGCAAACCGCCTCCTAAAGAGTCACGACGAAAGAGCGGTCATAAGAGCCTTGAGAAGCAAGCGAGGTTCTAAGATATATTCTCTACGGTTTCCCGCCCTTGAAGATCTCATAAGAGTGGAACAGGCCACTCTAGAAAAAGAAGAACTGTCTGAACAAAAGACTATAGACATAGCTTCTCATAATCCAAAGTCTGTACCAAAGCCTTTTGGAAAGAAAAGCAAGATAAATAAACTGAGAGACTTAGATGAGTAAAAATAAAAACATTGTTCTTGATGACTCTGTAACTAAAGAAGTTGTTAAAAAATATGGTCACGTCGTTAGGACTGGAATAGACGTATTTGAAGAAAGTTCTAACCTTAAGATTATCTCAGTTAGCCCTGCCCTAGACGTTGCTTTGGGTGGTGGTATAAGAGAAGGAAGCTGGGTGATTTTCACCGGCGAACCAAAGACGGGCAAAACTACGACAGCCTTACAATTTGCCGCCAACTGTCAAAGAGAAGAGAATGGATCAAGGCCGGTAATATTTATTAATGCAGAAGGCAGACTCAAGTCCATGAACCTCGGAGGGGTGAGAGGTCTGGATATTGAGAAAATTCGCATAGTTGAATCTGATGCGGAGCCTATGAGCGCAGAAGAGTATCTTGACATTGTCGTGAAATATGTAAGCAAAGAACCAGAGTGTGTTGTAATAATAGACTCAGCCTCTGCACTAATACCTGAAAGAGAATTAATAGAAGATGTAAGCGGACAGTTCAGGGCTGGCTTACCAAAGATTCTAGCTGCATTTACAAGAAGGTTGTCAAATGTAGTTACAAAACAGAGAGCTATAATAATTCTGATTACACACTACATAGCAAACACTAGCGGGATGGGAAGAAAGACAAAACTAGCAGACGGTGGTAAAAAAATACAGTACCAAGCTGATACCAACATGATTATAGAGTATATCAAACCTTGGGAATCTGGTGGTCGTAGCATAGGCCAGCAAATAAATTGGAAAGTATTATGCTCTTCTTCTGGAGGGTTCCCCGGATCTACCGCTCAGGGCTGGTTAAGATATGGGATCGGCGTAGACAGCACTCAGGAACTGCTCATAATGGGAGTAGAGTTTGGTCTTATATCTAAAGCTGGTGCTTGGTATAGGTGTGATTTTCTTGAAAACCATGGCGAAAAGTATTCCGAGATGTCGGAGACAAAATTTCAAGGACAAGACAAGCTATATAATTTCATAGATCAAAATCCAGATGTTATGAATCTTCTTAACGAAGAGCTTAAGGCGATTTTGTGAAAGTACTAGGGTTTGATGGTAGAGAAAAGACTTGGAACTTAACCAAATATGTTCCCACTAAAAACGACAAGAGACATCGCTCCAAAAACCATTTAAGAGCAAGGAAAATTCTTCGTACCCTGTTTCCCAGAGACCGTATTCTTGAAGAAGTCTCCCTTCCGGGTAGTAACACTTCGAGCAGAAAATCTCTCCTGTACGCAGACTTTTTTATACCTTCACACGACCTTGTAATAGAAGTCCATGGCAGACAGCATTACGAATTTGTAAAATTCTATCACAAGACCAAGGGCGAGTATTACCGATCCAGAAAAAGAGACAGAGACAAGATTGACTGGTGTAAGCTAAATTCTTTAACAATAGTAGTATTAAAATATTCCGAGAGTGATGATGTCTGGAAACAAAGGATTAACGGCGAGTGAGCGTCTTTCTAGATTTGAGCAAGCAACGGAAGACTATATAAATTCTAAACATCTCTGCCCAATCGGATTTAATATTGAGGCAATAGAGATCTTAAATCTAAGTACCGAAGGGTTAAGAATTCTTTCCGCAGAAGAATGTGTTGCAAACTCTTACGTGGTATTTGCCTACGCCAACTATTTACAAGAAGAGCACAATAGCAACCTAGTAAAATTAAACTACGCAAACGACTCATTAAGACAGATTGTCGCCAGTGAAATGGGTCAGTTTGATAAGTACACAAAGCACGAAATAAAACAACAGAATGTTATAAACAATAATGAATTTGCTTCTAAACTAGATGTCATAAGAAAACATGCTCAAGCAAGAGTTGATAAGTTATCTGAAAAAATAAAAGACATCCGAAAAATGGGTGAATCGCTTTTAGAATTAGCAAAAAGGAAGGCGTACTCATGAACCCTATAGATAAGATAAAGTCAGGGATACAGAAGAATAACATGCTGCTTGTGTCTGAGGGGTTTCAGGATCTTACAGGCGAAAAAGTCACCACAGAGGATGACCAAGAAGAGGTTCTTATAGAAGAGGCTTCAACAGAAGACGAAGAGGATAGTTTTATAACCTCAACCAGATCATCAGAATCCAACAAAAAAAGCAGGGTAGCTAGGCCACAACCTCTAGACATCAGGGACCGTGAAAATACTTTTGTTGATGACGGGACCGAGGCTTCAGAAGACTCTGAAATAGATAAAAAGCTGGCCGTCAAGCCTCCTGTCGAAAGAACAAGAAAGGCATTCAAAAAAGTTTCTGTTGTATGTGTTTCATGCAAGAAGACTCTAAAGGTCCATCCATCCCTATCTAGGGACGGGTACAAATGTGACAACTGTATTGTTAGAAGATAGAAACAGTGAATGTATTACATAACTCGGCTGCTGAGAGGGCGGTCCTCTCAGGAATTTGTTCACATGGCTCTAGCGCTTTCGTTGATGTTAGCGGGATAATCGAGCCTGACACTTTTGTTATTGAAGAAAACCAGATAATTTACAAATGCTTGTGTAAAGTCTTAGAAAAATCAGACTCTGTAGACATATCGTCCATACTGGCAGCAGCCAACGACATCAATCTGAATGAGAATCTCAGTGACAAAGACGGCCTAGAACATCTACGAGCCGTATACAATTTCCCAATCAATCTTGAAAATGTTAGACCTCATGCGATAAAAATTCGCAAGCTACAACTCGCCAGAGATATACAAAAGATATCCAAGGAAATATACAACAACGTATCTGTAGTCGACGGCGATGAAAGTATAAGCGAAATAATCAACATTGCCGAAAAACCCATATTAGATTTTTCCTCCTCCTTAAACCGAGAAGAAGACAGCACCCCATCCCCCTTGGGTCAGGATATTGAAGAGTACATTAAGCATCTCGAAGAAAATCCGTCAGATGTCTTGGGGATACCTAGCGGATATGATCGCTATGACATAAGCATCGGCGGTGGTTTTAGAAGAAAGTGTGTTGATTTAATTGCCGCTCGCCCGAAGGTCGGCAAGAGTATGTTTGGAGACAATGTTGCAATACACGTATCTTCAGAGCTAGACATACCGGTATTAATGCTTGATACGGAGATGTCGAAAGAAGATCACATCAACAGAATTCTTGCAAAGCTCAGCGGCATAGATATAAACGATATCTCCACTGGGAAATGTTTCAACAGTGAGACCAGTAAAAATAAAATAGAAGATGCTGCAAGCAAAATAGAAGACATACCATACGATTATATCAGCATATCTGGAAAGCCCTTTGAAGAGATACTTTCTCTTATGAGAAGGTGGATTATACAAACTGTCGGCTTTGATGAGAATGGTAGAACAAACAACTGCCTGATAATTTACGACTACCTAAAACTTATGAGTGCGGACAGCATAAACAACAGCGTTCAGGAATTTCAAGCTCTTGGTTTTCAAATAACATCTCTTCATAATTTCTGTGTTGAATATGATTGTCCATGCCTTAGCTTTGTACAATTAAATAGAGATGGAATAACAAAGGAATCTACAGATGTTGTCAGCGGATCAGACCGATTGATATGGCTGTGTACCAGCTTTAGTATTTTTAAGAACAAGAGTGATGAAGAAATTGCTGAAGACGGTGATGAATACGGAAATAAAAAGCTAGTCCCAATCGTCGCCAGACATGGCCCCGGACTTTCTGACAGAGACTATATAAGCATGGCAATGAAAGGTGAGACTGCTAAAATTGTTGAGAAAAGCACACGTAATGAGATAAGAAAAGTTGTTAAACAGAAAGACGAAGGGTTTGTTGTCGAAAACAATAACAAAGACGACATACCGTTTGAGATGTAAACTGCATGCAGAAATTTGAAAAAGAAAAAATTAATGTTCTTTCTGAGAAGCTGTCAGATAGAATTATAGATATATTAGACCATTTTGAAATAAGCTACACTGAACAGGATGAGTGGATCTACTGTCCGTGTCCTGTACACGGCGGCGATAAGAAGGACGGGTTCAGCATAAGACAGTCAGACATATTTCCAAACCAGATAGTGTGGTCGTGCTGGACTCATCATTGCGAAAAACAATATGTCAACTCCATACTGGGACTCCTGAGAGGCATTCTCTCTAGAGAAGCTGAGAAAGATGTGGGATTCATGGACGCTGTTTCGTTCGGGTTCAAGTTTTTGAATTTTTCACCGGACGACATAAAGGTGGCTGCTGGACAAAAAGACAAGTCTAATTTCATAAGATGTGCTAACAGTATATTTAAAGAGAAGAAACAAGTAAAAAAGAATGTGACCAGAGAAATGGTTGTCTCCAGTCTACATGGTCCTGTTGAATATTATTTGAACAGAGGATTTAAAGAATCCACCCTCAATTTTTTTGATGTGGGAATTTGTAAAGACCCATCAAAACCAATGTACAATAGGATTGTTGTACCAGTCTATGATGATGAGCATAAATACATGACCGGATGTATTGGGAGGTCTTTAGAGGAGAAGCCCAGTACTCATAAGTGGATCAATAGCAAGGGTCTCAACACCGGAGATTTCCTATATAACTATTGGAATGCAAAAGATTTTATTGAAGAAACCAATAGCGTTGTTCTGGTTGAGGGTCAGGGGGACGTGTGGAGGCTTCATGAGGCAGGTATCAGGAATTGTGTTGGAATGTTTGGTTGCTATTTGAGTGACTATCAGCGTATAATATTAGAGAGATCTGGCGCACTTAACTTAATAATTTTAACGGACAGTGATGAAGCTGGAAGAGACGCCTCCGCAAGAATAAGAGGGCAATGCGAAAGACTTTTTAATATATACGCTCCAGATATAAACCCCCACAAAGACGTGGGAGAGATGAGCGTTTGTGAAATACAAGAGACACTAAACCCACAACTGCAAGGTCTTGTGTAATGGTAACACTAAGCGATAAAGCCGTCAAGGAAATCAAGAGGGTAATGGAAGATCTTCCAGAAGCAACAAACAGATTTTTAAGAGTTGGGGTTGCTGGTGGCGGATGTTCTGGTTTTGAATACAAGCTGGGGTTTGTAGAGGAGTCAGAATATTCTGACAAAACCCATAACAAATATGAACAAGATGAATTAACTATCATAGTAGAGAAGAAGGCCGAGCTTTTTATTGACGGCACTACTATTGACTGGATAGAAGACTTGTCAAAACGCGGCTTTTCTTTCAACAACCCCAATGCTTCCAGAAGCTGCGGTTGCGGAGAAAGCTTTAGCGTCTAGCCAAATATATTATGCAAGAGAGATACATAATGACTCAGAGAATCTTGGCGTTTTCGGGATCTAAACAGAGCGGTAAAACCACTCGTGTAAATTTTCTTCATGGCTATGAAATGAAGAGAACCGAGGCAATAAAGGTTTTCGAAATAAATGAGAATGGCAACCTAGTTGTAAATGCTATTACCACTGATGAAAAAGGTGAGTCTTCTGAGGGCATGGGTATACTGGATATAGAAAGGCAGGACTTTGAATTTGCGTCCTACGCATCTCAAAGGATATGGCCTTTTGTTAGATGTTACAACTTTGCCACGCCGCTCAAAAGAATGTGCATTAATGTTTTTGGTCTAACGCAAGATCAGTGCTACGGGACCGACGAGAACAAAAATACTTCTGTAAATATTATGTGGGACAATCTGCCGGGAGACTTCTCGTCAGAAAATAAAACAGGACAAATGACAGCCAGAGAGTTTCTACAATATTTCGGTACAGATGTCTGTAGACAAATCAAACCAGATATTTGGACTTCCATTTGCATAAATGATATAATAAATGACGAAAGTGAACTTGCTATAATAGGTGATTGCAGATTTAAAAACGAGGTTGATGCTGTCCATAATGCTGGGGGAAAAGTTATAAGGCTACTTAGAAGACCAAATGAAGATGGTCATTCGAGTGAAAATGATCTAGAAGATTATGACGGATTTGACTATGTTATTGATAACTCTGAAATGAGTATAGACGAGTGTAACAAAGAATTGCTAAATGTGTTGATTGACTGGGGGTGGATTCAGTCTGCGGAACCTGCCGGTTTTGTAATGTCTGCAAAAAAAGAGGGGGGATGATGGGCGAAACAGTTTCAAAACCTTGGGGTTCTTATCAGGATATATTTCGTTCAGACGAAGTAGTTTTCAAACGTATAACTGTCAGCCCTGATGAGGAAATATCATATCAGCAGCATCACAAGAGAAGTGAGTTCTGGTATGTAACAGAAGGTGAGGGTATCTTTAGGTACAACAATACCAACTGGAAAGTTAAGCCGGGATTTACTGTAGAGATACATAGGAATGACGCTCATCAGATTATCAATACGGGCGATGAAGACATGGTTATATTTGAAATGCAATATGGAACATGCTGTGAAGAAGACATAGTCAGAATTGAGGATAAATATGGGAGAGGTTAAATTAATCTCTGTTACTCCTGAAGCAGAAAAAACCATAGGATACTGTGCCAGAGTAAGCAACCCAAAAAACCAAGACAACCCAGACGTGTCTAAGCTTCTTAGGTTTTGTATAAAACACGGTCACTGGTCTGTTTTTGAAATGGCCAACATGGTTATTGAAATCAACACCACTAGAGGAATAGCTGCTCAAATCTTAAGACATCGTAGCTTTTCCTTTCAGGAGTTTAGCCAGAGATACGCCAAAGCAGAAGGATTTGAACATATCCAACCCAGAAGACAAGACACAAAAAATCGACAAAATTCTTGGAACGATCTTGAAGAGAAGGATAAGAAATGGTTTGAGGACGCCAACAAGATGGTTCAGGACGCAACAAACTATCTTTATGAAAAAGCTTTAGAGAGAGGGATAGCCAAAGAAAGCGCTAGATTTTTATTGCCGCTGAGCACTAAAACCCGCATGTACATGAACGGGACTATTAGAAGCTGGATTCACTACATAAAGCTAAGAACAGATGAGTCAACACAGAAAGAGCATAGGGGTATTGCAAATGGAGTCAAGGGCATCTTTTCACAACACCTACCTGTTATCGCTGATGCCTTGGAGTGGTCTTTATGATAGTAACTTACATAAGAAGTTCCTCATATAATAATTATGATTACTGTCAACAGCAGTACTATATAAATTATGTGCTTGGACATCCATCGCTTTCTGGAAAGAAAGCTGAGATGGGAACCATAGTACATAAAGTTATGGAATGTCTTGCGCGATCTAAGTATGCCGTACAAAATAAAAAAAAGAGCTTCACAGACGAATCGTTGGGTAGAATTCGTTTAACAAAAGATATAATGTTATCAGAGAACTTTGTAAACAAACTCACAGAAAAAAGCATCAAGTTTTATACAGACAGAAGTTCTCACAGTTTTACAAGAGGCGATTTATCCAACTGTAGCAAATGGGTATGGCTTGCTCTTGAATATAACAACGGACAATTTGATCCAAGAAAAAGAAAAATAGTTGCCGCTGAGCCACATTTTGACATAGAGATCAAAGAGCCTTGGGCGGAATACTCCTACGAACTGCCCAACGGAGATAAAATATCTGGAAACCTAGCTATAAAAGGTACTATAGATCTCGTAACTGAATCTTCTAAAGATGTTATAGAAGTAATTGACTGGAAGACCGGACGAAGAATAGATTGGGCCACCGGTCAAGAAAAAGACTATGAGAAACTTTCAAAAGATCCCCAATTGTTACTATACAGTTATGCGATCTCAAAACTTTTTCCAGAATACAGCCAATCCATAATGTCAATTTTTTATATAAGAGACGGAGGTCCATTTTCACTATGCTTTGATAAATCTGATAGAGATAAATTTTTGGGGATGCTTAAAAATAGGTTCCAAGAAATAAAAGCAAACGAATCTCCCAAAATGCTATCTAGAGAACAAAAACACTGGAAATGTCAAAAGCTGTGTACATACTATAAAAATAATTGGGAAGGAACCAACACCAATATTTGCAAGTATGTCAACGAGGAACTAAATAAGAAGGGTCTAGAAAGGACTACGGCAGAATGCACTAAACAAGGTTTTAATATAGGGTATTATGATGCTCCCGGTTAAATATTTTACTAACGAGGAAGTTTCTGGGACGATATCTGTAAGAGAGTGTATAGAAGTAATCGACAATCTTTTTGAGAACATAGAAAAAACACAGATGCCCCCAAAAGTATACATGGATGTACCCAATGGGGACTTTAGATCTATGCCAGCAGTAGTCAACAACACCGCTGGAATTAAGTGGGCCGGATTAAACCTGAGAGAACCGGGCAAGATAAAAATCTTCGCCAAAGTTCTTATAAACGACATAGACTCTGGTGATCTGCTCGCAATGATGGATGCGGAGACTCTTACTGCCATCAGAACGGCAGCCGTCACAGGAGTCGCCACGAGATATCTTTCACCACAACATGCCAAAACGGCGTCGTTCATAGGGTGTGGCAATCAGACGGCCAGACAAATTGAAGCTGTTACATCCGTAAGGGAAATCACAACAGTTAAACTTTTTGATCTGGATACAGACAGAGCTAATTCCCTGAAGGAAGATTTATTAAAAACAGGCACCATATCAATAGAGTCCTCGGTCATGGTCTGCAAAGACCTAGAGGAATGTTTGTGGGACTCTGATATAGTCACAACCTTAACCCCCTCCAGAAAGCCTTTCGTGAAACACGAGCACCTCAAGCCCGTTGTTCACATAAACGCCGTTGGAGCAGACGCAGAAGGCAAAAGAGAGCTTAGTCCCTGTGTACTAGAGAATGTTGATTTGGTATCTTATGATGAGTGGGTCCAGTGCTCGCATTCAGGTGAAATACAATATTCAAAAACCCCCAGAAGCGGTCAGGTATGGTCGCCGCTCGCCCTCATAGTTAATGGTACTACGAAAATAGGGTCAGCAAAACAAACGCTCTTTGATGCCACCGGTCTAGCAATAGAGGACGTTGCAACAGCGCGGTACATTTATGACAAACACACAAGAGTCAAGTAACATTGTAGAAGTGCCCTTCACCGACAAAATGGTTAAGAGCGCTAAAGCTAAGGCTAAAAATCTAGGAAAAATAAACAATTCCATACTGAAGGGAAAGGGAAACTTTGCTGGTTATTTAGGTGAGGAAATTGTAGCAAGCTATATCAAAGCTAAGATAATTAGTAACGATGAAGGTGAAGAAAAATATAACCATGATTTAGTCAAGGGTAAAAAAAAGATTGAGGTTAAGACAAAAAGAAGAACGGTTCCACCGAGAGATTTTTATGACGCGAGTGTTGCAAAGACAAGCAGACATCAAAATCCAGATCTTTATATTTTTGTGAGTATTCAGTTTAAAGGAAGCAAGCCAGTAAAGGCTTGGATATGTGGACAGAAAGAATCAAAAGAGTATTTTGAAAAGTCTACATTCTATGCAAAAGGCGATATAGACCCTTCAAACGGATGGAAGGTCTCTACAGATTGTTACAATTTGCCATATAAAAATCTTGACCCTGTAGGAAAATAAAATGGGATGGACACCCCTTCATCTACACACTCACTACAGCCTTCTAGATGGACTCTCTAAGCCGACACAGGTTGCTCAACGCTGCGAGGAGCTTGGATACCAGTCCTGTGCGATGACGGATCACGGGACAATCTCTGGAGCCGTTTCTTTTGTAAGGGCTATGCGAGAACGAAATATAAAACCGATTCTTGGATGCGAGTTTTATATCTCAAAAAATGCACAGTTGAGGACTAAAGAAAATAAGTCTTTGTCTCACTTGGTAGTATTAGCTAAGAACTTAGAAGGCTGGAATAAATTAATTGAAGCCACCTCCAGAAGTAACGAAGAAGATGTTTTCTACTTTAAACCAAGATTAGACTTAGCACTTTTATCTGAAATGATAGACGTGGATCAAGGCAGTTTAATATCTTTCAGTGGCCATCCGGGTAGCGATCTTGCCAATGTTTTGTTTAAAGATGTCAAGAAGGCTTACTCTGCTAGTAGCTATGACGACGCAGCTAAATATTTGAAAAGAGACTGGAAAAGCGAGGCGATATTTGCTGCTAGCAACCACATGAAAATATTCGGAGTTGGAAACTTTTTTATAGAGATACAGCTTATAGACAAGGAGAATTTTCCAGCCTCAGAATTGATTGCAGAGTGCTTAAGACAGGTTTCAAAGGAAACAGGAATACCCTGCGTTGCAACGGCAGACTCACACTATCCCAGAAAAGAAGACGCAGCAGACCAGAGGATATTGCTTTGTTCTGCTATGAAAACTACTCTAAAAAAAGTGGAGAACAAGCTAAAAAACAACGAAGATGTAGGGATGTCTTGCTTTTTTAGATCAAACAATTACCACATTCCTTCTACAGAAGAAATGGAATTACTACACACCGAAGAAGAGATTAACAACTCTTTATTAATAGCTAATCTTTGCGAAGATTACAACATTCTTGGCCAGCCAATGCTTCCAAAGTTTTCTTGTCCAAACAAGATGACAGAAGAAGAATACCTTCGAGATCTTTGCAGAGACGGTTGGCTTAAAAGATTAAAATCTCAGGGTAAAGTTAACACGGAAGAGTCTATCAAAAAATATGTCGATAGGATAAAAGAGGAACTTGAAGTAGTAGAAGAAGCTAACCTCTCTGGATATTTTTTAATAGTTAGGGACATTATAAACTATGTCAAACAGAACGACTGGCTCGCTGGACCCGGCAGAGGTTCCGCTGCTGGTTGTTTGATTTCATATCTAATAGGCATCACTGAAGTAGACCCTCTCGAATACGACTTGATCTTCGAGAGGTTTTATAATATAGGTAGGAACACAGAAGACCACATTTCTTTACCAGATATAGACATGGATGTTCCTGCAACAAAAAGAGATGAGGTTATTGACTACATACGCTCTAAATATGGTGAAGGCCGTGTGTGTCAGATGGTAACCTTTGGAAGGTTGCAGGGAAGAAGTTCGCTTAAAGAAGTCCTTAGAGTTCACGATGCCTGTTCTTTTGATGAGATGAATACCATAACAAAATCGTTGCCTCAAGAGGACAAAATATCTGACCAACTGGAGTCCATGGAAAGCTCTTCTTCTATAATGTGGACCCTTACTTATCAGCCCGATACCTTAAAGGGCTATTGTGAATTAAAAGAAGACGGAAGTCTTGGTGGTGATTATTCTAAGCTGTTTGAACAAGCTATAAGACTTGAGGGCACGTACAAGTCTCAGGGTAAGCACGCAGCGGGTGTTGTTATCTCCTCTAAAGACTTAGACAAATCATGCCCTATGGTAAAAGAAACAAATGGAACTGGAAAAATAGCGGGGCTAGAAATGATAGACCTTGAGGCCATGGGTCATGTAAAGTTTGATGTTCTTGGTGTTAATCTATTGGATAAAATTATGGGGGTAAGGGAACAACTTTTAACTGGAGTTATAGATGAAGCAACATTATAACGAGGTACTCCTAGACGGATGCTCTATAGAGTACAAGGATATTTCTCTTTGTAAAATCAACGACTATTATGACAGAGCTATTAAAAAGGAATTGTACCAAGTACATTCTGATAATAGAAACTTTAAATTCAGTATGATGTACAAAAGCCTAAGCCGGGCTGTTGAAAAATTTTTGGAAATAAAAGGTAGCGTTAAATGAACTATCGTGACATTATAGTTTTTGATTTTGAAACCGGGTCTGTTAATCCAAAAAAAACCCAGCCTACGCAGATAGCAGCGGTGGCGATACATGGAAGGAAGTTGACTCCACAGCCCGGAGGTTTTTTTAACAGCGAGATTCGACCAATTCTTGATGATGAAGAGGCAATCAAGCAGGGTCTTGACCCCGTGGAAGATGAAGCTCTTGAGATAACAGGCAAGACACGAGAGGCGCTGTCTAAGGCTCCACACCCAAAGCAGGTATGGCAAAAATTTACAAAGTTTGTTGACAAATATAATTTCAAGAAGACCCAGTGGTATGCACCGATACCCGCCGGTTACAACATTCTTGGGTTTGATATGATAATAGTAGACCGTATGTGCAAACAGTACGGCCCACTAAATGATAAAACAGGACATCAAAAACTTTTTAGTAAAGTCAACAAGATTGACGTGATGGATATGATGTTTCTTTGGACGGAAAATAATCCAGAAATAAAATCAATAAGCATGGATAACATGAGGGAGTATATGGGACTCTCTGACGAGAATGCCCATGACGCACTACAAGATGTTAAAGATACTGCCAACATAATGATACGCTTTATGAAATTTTACAGAGGTTTAGCGTCCAGAACCAAGTTTGAAAAGGCTTTTGCAGATGGCAATCTATACGTTTGAATGCGGGTGTGAGTTTAATATTGAAGGAGACCACTCTTCTTTGAAAGAGGATGGCCTTCCCGTTATTAATTTAAACATGCTAAATATTAATTATGACTGTTCAAGAACTTGGGATCTAATATGTGATGGAAAGACTAAGGGGGTTTTCCAATTAGAGAGCCAACTTGGTAGATCGTGGGCAAAGAAATTAAAGCCCAGAAACATTGAAGAGCTAGCTGCTCTATCCGCCCTACTTAGACCGGGATGTCTCAAGGCAATTGTAGACGGAAAGTCTATGACTCAACATTATGTTGACCGAAAGCATGGTAAAGAAAAAGTTGAATACTTAGACGATTCTCTTGAGCCAATACTTAAATCAACTCAGGGCGTTCTTGTGTACCAAGAACAGTCCATGAAAATCGCTCAGGTGATTGCCGGGTTTAACCTAAGAGAAGCGGATGACCTAAGAAAGGCCATCGGTAAGAAAAAAGCCAGCCTGATGACAGAGGTAAAGGAGTCCTTCCTAAGCGGAGCGTCCAACAAAAATGTTGTGTCTAGAGAAACAGCGGAGGAGATATTCGGATGGATCGAAAAATCTAATCGCTACGCTTTTAATAAGTCCCATGCTGTTTCTTATGCTATTTGTGGTTATTGGTCTGCTTATTGTAAATCTCATTTTCCTATTGATTTCTACTGTAGCTACCTATACTACTCTGGGGGAAAACCGGACCCACAACAAGAAGTTAAGGACTTAGTTTCCGATGCAAGGTCTCATGGAGTATCGGTAGATCCCCCAAGAATAGAAAAGCTAAACAAGTCTTTCAAAGTGCATAACAAATCTGTTAATTTTGGCCTTGGAGACATAAAGTATATTGGAAGCAATCACGTTGAAAAATTATTGTCTTCAATAAAAGAGCATAACTCATTTGGACTTTTCAACGAACAGCTTGACTGGTATTCTTTTTTGATAAATGTTTCTGACAAAATAAGCTCAAAGGTAGTTGAGTCATTGATACTAGCAGGGGCGTTAACAAAACTTGTAGATAAAAAAGCCAGCAGAAAAAAATGTATATACGAATTTGAAACTTGGTCTGCCTTGACCAAGAAGGAAAAGGAGTGGGTTGTAAAGAATTGCCAGCAAGACAACGACATATTGTCCGCGATTAAAAAACTAGCTCCAACAAAAAAAGATGGGGGCGGAACGTTCAACACTAAAAGGAAAGATATTGTCAACGATCTTATAATCCAATTAGAGAATCCACCATACTCTTTGGAAGACTACCCGAACGAGATAGCCATGGAGGAAGAGCGACTGTTGGGAGTCGCCCTTTCTTATTCCAAGGTAGACTCTTGCGACACAACATCTGTGAACACAACTTGTAAAGAATTTTCGGATGGAAAAAAAGGTAAGATAACTCTTGGTGTAGAGATAAAGTCATGCAGAGAGTGGACAATAGCAAAAGGTAAAATGAAGGGCGAAAAAATGGCATTTCTGAGTGTAGAAGATGGAACCTCAGACGCAGATTCTGTAGTTGTGTTTCCAGAAAATTGGGAAAAGTTTAAAAGCCTTCTAACGGAAGGTAATACTGTTCTTCTTTGTGGAGAAACTTCAAAGCACAGGGACGGTCTTGTTGTTGATAAGGTTTTTCAGATTTAGTTATTACTAAACCTACCACATATCGTATATAATATAATGACATCAGAGTTCATCAAGATAAAGAACTTTTTCAAAGAGAACAACTACTACGTCAGGGTTTCTTCCAGCTATGATAAGTCTTGTTGTATCGCGGAATTTCCAGAAAGGACAGCGATAAAACCTTGGATTGATGGAAAAACATGCTTGTACTCAATAGAGAAAAGTGGTATATTATATTTTAGTTCTGGGTTTCCTTCGATCAAGACTGAGCTAGATTTAGTAGAAGAAAAAAACTTACACATAGAATGTCCATCGTATGCCAGAAGGATTGTTATTTTCAACGACATATTTACCAACACAACAACAAGAGGACTTTCTGCATCGCTCATATTATTCTGTGACAATGAGGGGGTAGAACTTACCAACATTTTTACATTTACAGACATACTAGGGGCACCGGAGACTGAAGAAGAAAAAGAACTGGAGCTAGTTCTAGCCGAACTTTTTTATCTGAAGATAGAGAATCCAGACGAAGATTATACTGAGAGCGCTGAAGAAAATAATGTAGGTCAAGGATACCGTCTCTTAAGAGACCCATTTGTTTAAGGAGATTTTAGATGAATTCTTGTAACTTCATGGGAAGATTTGTAAAAGACCCCGATCTTAAGGATGCGAACGGAGTGGATGTTGTAGACTTCACTCTAGCTATAAATGAATACAGAAAGTCAAAAGACGGGTCTAAAACCAAAACCGTCGACTTTCTAGATTTTGTTGCTTGGGACACCGGAGCGGCAACTATAGCCAAGCACTGCAAGAAGGGGGACAGGATCGCCCTGAGTTGTTCTGCACGACAAGAAAAATGGGAAGATAAGACTGGAAACAAGAGATCAGCAATCAAATTTAGAGTAAACAAATTCTACCTACTAACCACTCCTCAATACTCTGAAGAACCTAATGAGAATGCGAGGGCAACCGTTAGCGATGTTATATGAATAGCTATAACCCCTCAGAGCACGAGAACCAAAAGATAAAAGATAACTACGGACTAGTTGTTTCTCAAGCTCTATCTTTTTCAAGATCATATAATCAAGATCTAGAAGACTATATTCAAGTCGGCTTGATAGGATTGCTGAAAGCAATAAGAAAGCACGACCCTGAACGTAGCAAATTGTCAACGTATGCAACCGTTTGTATCAGAAATGAAATTGTAAAATATGTCAATAAAAACAAGAAGAAGCAATTCAATGCGTGTCTAGAAAATCAGGTAGACAACAGCTACCAAGATTCTTTTTGGGAGTACACGCCGGATAGCTTGAGTGAGCAGGAGAAAACTCTTTTATATATGAAAAGAGATAATTATTCTTATAAAGAGATATCAGAAGAGCTAGAGTACTCAAAGAGTTACACAAAGGAACTTGCTAAAAGAGTCTTTAACAAAATAAATGAAGCGAATAAATGAGAAAAAAAAGGATACTGTTTTGTGGTGAGGCCACATATTTAAATACCGGGTATGCAACCTATTGGAGAGAAATAATAACAAGGTTGCATGCCACTGGAAAATATGAAATCGCGGAGCTTGGTGGATATTCAAAACCGGATGATAAAGAGTTGTCTTATCATCCTTGGAAAATTTATCCAAACATGCCCGACATGAATGATGTCTCCGCTGTTGAAGAATACAATAGCAATGTCCCAAATCAATTTGGTGAATGGAAGTTTGAAGAGATTTGTTTAGATTTTAGGCCGGATATAGTATGTGACATAAGAGATTTTTGGATGATGGAGTTTGAGGAAAGATCTCCTTTTAGGAGATTTTTTCATTGGTTCATCATGCCTACCGTAGACGCAGCCCCGCAACATCCGCAATGGCTTTCCACATACTCCAGTGCAGATGCTGTGTTGTCATATTCAGAATGGGGAAGAGATGTTTTAAACAGAGAGAGCGGAGGAAAGGTCAACTGTCTTGATATAGCCCCACCAGCGGCAGATAAGGTCTACACTCCGGTTCCTAACAAAGAAGCCCATAAGTTGTCCCTTGGCCTAGACCCAGACAGTATCATTGTCGGTACTGTTATGCGGAACCAAAGAAGAAAACTTTTTCCAGATCTGTTTTCAGCCTTTAGGAAATTTCTAGATCTGTATAAGAGGCCAAATGTTTATCTATATTGTCACACAACCTACCCTGATGTTGGATGGAATATACCTGAACTAATATCTAAGAATGGTCTTTCCGGTAGAGTATTGTTGACCTACGCTTGCTCTGGATGTGGATCAACATTCCCCTCCTTCTTCCATGACGCTCTGACAGAATGTAAGCATTGCCACAGATTTCAGGCTAAGCTAACAAACCCAAGAGAGGGGGTCTCGACAGAGGTTCTATCTCAAATAGTAAACACCTTCGACCTGTATGTGCAGTACGCTAACAGTGAGGGGTTTGGTCTTCCGCAGGTTGAGGCTGCTTCCTGTGGGATTCCTGTAATGTCTA